GCAAAAGATAGCACACCTAAATCATATACTGGTATTAACAATGATTCTGGTATTTGGCAAAGCACAGTTAAATTATAATGAAAAATTTTATAGGAAAAGATGGTTTTACTTGGTTTATCGGTGTAGTTGAAAACCGAGCTGATCCGTTGGGTATGGGTCGGTGCCAATTAAGAATATTTGGTTGGCACACCGACAATATCAGTGAATTACCCACACAAGATTTACCATGGGCTCAACCAATGTATCCAATTAACAATTCAAAATCATTTTCTGCACCTCGTTTAGGTGATTGGGTGGTCGGTTTCTTTATGGACGGAGATTCAGGACAAGCGCCAATCATGATGGGTGTTTTACCGGGAATAGCATAAATGGCAAACGAAATTCAATTACCTCCTTCTATTGTAGCTACAACTTTTGTTGGTGGCACAGCCATTGAATCACCAGCACCATCTCCAACTCAGGTTAATGATGGACAAACTAAAGGTAATCCTCAAGTGCCTGCTGGCGCAAGAAGTATTACAAAAAATACGATGGTTGGTTTTTCAAATGACAATTTATCTCATGTGTGTAATTTTGTAGATGATATGCAAAAGAATATTAATCTTAAAAAATACACTAAAGCCATAGCTGAACAAATTAGAAAAGCCATTCGTGCCGTTCTAAGAGCATTGGGACTAGGAGATGCCACAGGACAAACTTCTTGGTTATTAAACACACTTAAATCAATTAAACGAGAAGTTGATTACATTAACAAACAAATTTTACAACCTATTTTAGATTTTCAAAAATATGTTGTGGCTTATATTGCAAAACTAAGAGAGATTCTACAATGGATTTTAAGTTTGCCTGGTAAATTTTTAGCATTATTACAAGATTGTTTGGCAAGAATAATTAAAGCAATCGCAAATGTGTTTAAAGATATTGGTGCTGGCCTGTCGGATGGTTTTTCAGATAAACCTAGTGATTTTGATGAAACACTTAAAGAAGCCAGAGCTTTAGCATCGTCTGTTGGAAATACTGTAAGATTAACTGCGGCTGTAGGAGCTAGCACAGTTGCAATAGTAGGTAATGCTACAGCGGGTCTTTTAGTACCAACCAGTCAGGCTGAATTAGATGCGGCTAATGCTACCATTGCAGCATATGAAACTCCAGCACAACCAAAAATTATACAAGATTCGGCACCTTAATTATGGCAACTATACCACAACCACCATCAGATAATCTTTGGACTGAACCAGAATCGGCTAGAAATACCGAAACTGAACCAGTTTATCCGTATAATAATATACAACAGACGGAATCTGGTCATTCCTTTGAGATGGACGACACTCCAACGAGAGAACGCATTAGATTACAGCACCGTATAGGTACTTTCATGGAAATGCATCCTAATGGCGATGAGGTGCATAAGGTATATGGTACTGGTTACGAAATACATCTAAAAGGTAAAAATGTTTTAATTAAAGGTACTTGTAATATTACCATTGAGGGTGATGCCAATATGGATGTTAAAGGTGATTATAACCTACAAGTGGCAGGTGATTATAATGTATTGGTGGGTGGTAAAACTAATCATCGGTCTGTAGGTGATATATCTTTATCGTGTGATGATGACATATCAATTGCGGCCAATGAAAACTTTGGCGGTTCGGTTCGTATAGCGGCATCAGACCATGTTTATGTTGATTCTGATTTGGTGGTAGCTGGTGCTGTTGCAGCAGATTTAGTTACGGCTGAAAGTCGTATTAATGCTGGTACTGGTGTCTATGCAGGTCCTTTAGGAGTTTATTCTTTAGGTCCTATTACATCATTAACTTTGGTGACATCACCTCTTGCACAGTTTGGTATTATGAATGCCGTATTAATGTCTGATATTATCAATAAAGGTATTTACAATACACATATACATAATTCACCAAGAGGACCAACCAGTCCACCTTTGACACCTTTCTTTGGAGTTTAGATAATGGCATTAGTTAACAATGCAACAGGAGTATATGCAACACTAGGTTATAATTTTAATGACCCAAATAGTGATGTAATAAATCTCTCTGCAAACACCGTAGCTCACCTTAATTCGATGCCGGCGTTTATTGAAACTTGGCAGGCACAAGATATCGCCAATAATACAGTTGGTGGTTATTATCAAAATCCTGTGGCTTCTAATACCAGTTCAATCATTACAATTTCACAAACCATGATAACTGTGGCAAATACTGGTGCCAGCCAAAACATTGCAAATTGTGATTTAATTATTACGGCTGCAAATAATCTGTATAATAACACAAATTCATTTTTAGCTCACACCAACAGAATATCAGGAGTTACACCATTTGTAGGACAAGATGTTGAGAACCCATACTATGATACGGCCATGGGATTAGGTAAAACTGCCTTGTATATCACCAATCAGACTGACAATATAACCAATACTTCACCTATTTTGGGTAGTTTTACTAGTATATTGATTGGACCACAAGTAGGTTCAGCAAATGTCACTTTGGCCAATAATCTTGTAACTTTGACAAACGGTGTGACGGCCAATAATTTAACAGAAGCACAGATATCACAGATTCTTTCTGATATATCAAATACCAACACACTTTTAATAACCAGACAAAATGCTGATGTGACCTATTATACTAATTTGCGTAGTTTTGTAGACAAATACAATTCGGTCAAGAAATTCAGTAATATGGGTGAAACTGAAACTTATCTGGTCAATAACTTTGTTGGTACTGACAAGATTAAAGAGAGAATTAACTCATAAATGAAAAATTCAAAATTTTGCGTTCCGGCCCAAGAATTTTTTGAACGTAAATCGAGATTCCAAAAAGCAATTTTACTCCTGAAGTAGAATAAATAAACAATGGCAACCATAAAGAACTTATATTCCGACATAGACTTTACATTTACCCGTAAACCGGTGACCAATGATGTCGCTTTGAGTTATGACGAGATGGCTGTTATAAGGTCGGTTCGTAACCTTTTATTGACGAACCACTATGAAAGACCGTTTCAACCAGAGTTAGGTTCCAATATTAACAATTTATTGTTTGAACCTATTTCACCTATTACATCGTCATCGTTGCAGACCGAAATTGAAAACATGATTACGAACTATGAGCCTCGTGCTCTGTTGAAAAGTGTTACCGTAAATGCACGACCAGACCAAAATGCGTATGAAGTGAGTTTAGAATTTTACATACAAAATGCAACGCTACCAACAACAGTTACCATCCTTTTAGAGAGAAATAGATAAAATGGCAGGCGAAAATTCAAATATTCAAATTACCGATTTGGATTTTAATACAATTAAAACCAATCTAAAACGGTACTTACAATCTCAAACCACACTTCAAGATTATAATTACGAAGGTTCTGCACTTTCTACTCTGTTGGATATTCTTGCATATAACACACAATATCAGGCATACTATCTCAACATGGTGGCCAACGAGATGTTCTTGGATTCAGCACTACAAAGAAGTTCTGTTGTTTCTCACGCCAAACTATTAAACTATACACCACAATCGGCAGCGGCACCACGGGCTCAAATTGATTTGGTGATGAACAATGTAACTACTAGTTCTTTAACTTTACCAAAATTTACCAGTTTTCTTTCTGAAGCGATTGATGGTGTCAGTTACAGGTTTGTTACACTTAATTCAACCACAGAAAATACCAATCTGGCCAACAACACAGTAACTTTTAATGATTTAGTCATCAAACAAGGTGAACCAGTTACTCTTTCATTTACCTATGATTCTGCGGCCAATCCAACGGCAATCTTTGAATTACCTGACACCAATGTAGATACGACCACTATTTCTGTTGTTGTTCAACAAAGCACATCTAATACTTCTTCACAAGTATTCACATTAGTTGATGACTATTTGGCACTCAACGGCACAACCAAGGCTTTCTTTTTACAAGAAGCAACAAATGGTTTCTATCAAATTTATTTTGGTGATGGTATACTAGGTGAAGCGTTAACAGATGGTAATGTGGTGTCTGTATCATATATTATCACTTCAGGTACAGCTGCAACCGATGCCAATAACTTTGTGTTGATGGATACAATCTCTGGTTTTTCAAGTTCAACAATTACACCAGTGCAGGCTGCAACTCAAGGTGCAGAAAGAGAAAGCATTGAATCAATTAAATATACTGCGCCAAAATCGTATGCTGCTCAAGGTCGTGCAGTAACCAAAGAAGATTACATTTTTTTGATTCAAAATAATGCAGGTATA